CTGTAAGCGACAAATTTATCTTTGTTGCGAATGTATTCAGCGGCTTTTTGTTTCTTGATAAACTCTGCGTTTTCCAAACGATACTTAGCCCTGCAGTTTCTACAGGAGCTATAAAACCCACTTTTGTTTTTGGAAGACCGATTGAAGTATTCTGTAGTAGCCGGAAGTACCAGTCCGCATTTAGAACAAGCTTTTGTATTCATAGTGCCTCGCTTCACTATCTCGCAAAAATTAGGCGCCAGGCGATGCGAGTTTATCGCTTTTTGGGGGCTACCCTAGACGCCAATAATATTATACCACAGAAAGGAGCGTTGTTATGACCTTTTCGTTTGACGCCGCACTAGGCAATGATGTAAGTTTGGTAAGGTGGCATATTGGAGATGATAACTCAGAAGGTCACTTCATTGAGGATGAAACGATCCAGTATTGGGTGGACGCTGGAACGGTAGGTTCTGCTGTTGTCGCTTGCATTCGGTATATTCTTAGTCAGCTATCAAAGCCTGACTTCAGGCTGGACTGGATGTCGGTCAGTAACATGAAAGACGCCCGAGAAGGTTACGAGGCATTGCTCAAGGATAAGATGACTGAATTTGGAGAATACAACGTAACAGCGGTATCCACTATTTCACAGCCCTACCGTGCGGATAGCGGTCAAGACAGCGAGGATTCGGTTTACGATGGTACTGCCCTCTAAGCAAATAGTGGAACAGCTACAGTCCCGTGTCAAAGGCGGCTTCTTTGTTGACGTTGCCTCTATCATGTCAAAGGAAGTTGCAAGCTACGACGAATATGGACAGCCGGTATACACGACAACGGAAAAAGAGGTTAAATGCAATTTCACGGATAAACCATCGAAGGAATCCTGGGCTAACTATGCTGACATTGAAAACATTGAAGCCGAGATAAGGTTCGCAGATGACATGCCAAATAAGAGAGATACCATCAAACTAAAGAGCATGTTTAACCGTGATGTCTACGCAGATCAGCATTACGCAGAGCAGGAATTTGAGATTATCGCTATTCGTGATCGGGACGTGTTCGGGTATGTGTGCGCGCTGAAAAAGGTGCAAATATGAAATCTGGTATGGACGTTGATGTTAGCGGGTTCATAAATGCAATCAAGAATATAAAACCTGGTGCCGATGACCTTCTCAATATGGAAGGTGCGGGGGCGGCCGTTGTTTCGTCAGTACAAAAGATAAAAGTGCCGGTTGATACGGCGGCAACGAAAAATAGTATCAAATCGCACTATATAACGTCAACACGAACAGAGATTGTTGATGATATAGGCCCTGAGACTGAGTATGCACCAAACATAGAATACGGGCGCAAGGATATGCCAAACTATCCCATCCAGCCATTTGTGGTTCCATCTGCAACCGGAAATAATAAACGAGATTGTATTAATGCAATCACGACCACATTTCACACATGGATATTGTCAAAATGGCCGAAATAACATCAAGTCTTAGAACGTTCCTATTGGAAGATAACGTAATCTCTGGTGCTTTTGGTCAGCGGATCCATGAGGCGTTTGCGCCGGACACACAGACCTACCCGTTCGCTATCATTCGTATTGTGACCGACCAGCCGTCTTATGTACAAAGCACTGAGGCGCTACGGGAAACAATTGTACAGATAGACATTTATGACGATGACATTGCGGGATGTATCACAAATTCAAATTACATTCGAGCAAAGTTGACAGGGTACAAAGGATTGATGGGCGATATTGAAGTTGGTGCAATATTCGTTAGAGAAAGCAGACGAGATTGGGCACCTGAGGCTAGGCATTTTAGGGCATTACACCAATACGAGATCAAATGGACGGTGATATGAACGATTATAGCAATATGTTGGTTTCAGAGCTTGACGACATCCTTGAAAAGCTTGGGATGGACACGTCAGGGCTGAAAGCCGACAAAATAAGCAGATTGGAAAAGTACGACATCCTATTAGAGACACCAAAGGTGGGCGCGGAGTCGCCGGAGGTAATCACTGATGATATCGAAAGAGAGGTGGTCCAGTCTCTCAAGCCGTACACTGTCCGCATGTGGTGCGGCATCAAGCCGGTCTATGCCTGCACTCAGTGTAGCAGGCAGGAGGATAGTGAGGACGAGGCACTACTTCATTTTTTGAAACACTATCCTGAGCAGGAAAGAGAACACATCTTAGACAACTTAGTAAAGGATAAATAAAAATGGCACGGACTGCAATCACAGTACAAAGTTTATTGGACCCGTTCGATAACGTGACCGCGGGGGATATGGACATCACCTTCGCGGCCGGTGACGGGACGGCGGGCAATTCCTACGCCGTGACAGGTAAGGAGCTTCTCCTGGCCTATAACGATGGTACGCTCGCAAAGACAATCACAATTGACAGCGTTGATGACGAAAAGAACCGTGAAGATGACATCACGGCCTATAGCCTCGCAGTTGGGGATTACATTGCATTCACTGGTGGTTTGACAAACTCGAAGGGCTGGAGACAGTCCGGCGGTGTCATTAACATTGACGTAGAAGACAGCAATGTTCTTGTTGCCGTCTTACGACTGCCTTAAGGAGGTAGACAATGGCTTCACAAGCATTTTGGGCGTATGGCTCAAGTTTCAAAATTGGTGACGGCGCGTCTCCAGAGGTTTTTACCGCTGTTGCCGAAATTAAGGACATCGCTGGCCCTAACTTGACGCGGGCAAGCATTGACGTAACCAATCAGGATAGCATAGATCGTTGGCGCGAGAGTATTCCAGGCTTGCGTGATGGTGATATGGTGACCGTTCAGGCTAACTGGTTGCCCTCCAATGCCACGCAGGATGGTACTACGGGGCTGTTCTCACATTACAGCGATGATGACAATCATAACTATCAAATCGTTACCCCTGCGGATGTTGGAATCACCATTTCGTTTGCAGGACATATCACTGCTCTACCCATCAGTCTGCCCCTTGAATCGCAGGGAACGATTGAGTTCACCATCAAAATTAGCGGTGTCGTTTCGATTGCCGCGAGCTAACAGAAAGGTTTTACAATGAGTTTGACGAGAGAGCAAATATTAAATATCCAGGATATTGAAATTAAGTCCATTGACGTGCCGGGTTGGAATGATTCGGTGTACATCCGCAAGCTCACGCGAGGGCAGCAGGATGAATACGCCAAACGCCGATTTGCAAAGACCACCATAAAAAACCTTGGTGGTCAGCAACAGGAGGTTGAGAATGATATTAGCCTTTTCGGACATGACGCCTGGCTGGTCGTACAAGGCTGTTGCGATGAAGAAGGAAAACGTCTTTTTACGAACTCGGATGTTGCAAAGCTGAATGAGAAGTCCGGTGAAGCAATCGGATTTATCGCATTGAAGATCGTCGAATATTCGGGCATGAAAGAAGACGTTGAGGAGATTGAAAAACTAAAAAACTGAGAGTCGACCCTGAGCAGATGTTTAATCTCCGCTTAGGGTTGGCACTCGGTAAATCTCTTTCAGAAGTTCGTTCTATGCCAGCAGATGAGGTTGACCTGTGGAAAACCTTTTACCGGCTTGAACCTTGGGGCTGGCATGACAGGGAATACAGGACTGCGGCTATCTTGGCGCAAGTGTGGAACGTGCATGTTAATGAACGTCATCTGGTGCGCCGGGAACGAGACTACTATCGTGACATTTACGGACTTTACACGAAAGCAATCAGTGAACGTGAAACTGACTCAACTATGCGTCAAAAACTCATTGATGCAAATCTTGAGGAACGAAAGCAGATGATAGCCCAGGCATTTGGAACTATGGTAAAAGAAGTTAATATTGGAGGTGTATCATCACCACAGCCGCTACAATAGCTGCAAGGTTAACGCTTGATACCAAAAACTACGATAAGGGCATCGAACAAGCGGAGTCGGCGGGCAAGGCTCTCGGCAACTCACTTAAAGAAGTCGGGAAGCAGGCGCGCTTGGCTGGCATTGCTCTTACAGCTAGTGTAACGGGGCCTCTTGTCGCTTTAATCGGCAAGTCTATGATGGCACGGGCGCGAGTAGATTCACTTGATATCGTGATAGAACAGCTCGGCAAGTCCTCTGGGTTCGCTGATGGCGAATTGCAGAAGCATGTTAAATCAGTTCAATCTATGGGGATTGAGGCATCGGCAAGCCGTGAAATTATTGCAAAATTTGTTACTGCTCAATTGGATGCCGCCGACGCTTCTAAGATAGCCCGCATTGCTCAGGATCAGGCGGTTATTGCCGGCGAAAACTCTACTGAAACAACTAATCGACTAACTGATGCACTTTTAACCGGTAACCAGACAATGTTTAGGTCGCTGAGAATGAATATCGATCTGACCGCAGGGTACAAAAAGATGGCCGACCAGTTAGGTAAGAATGTTGTTGACCTTACAGAATCAGAGAAGGTCCAGGCTCGTGTTAATGCGGTGACTGCATATGGCGTAACCATCCAGGGAACTTACGAAGCGGCGATGGGAGATAGCTCCAAACAGATGGGGTCATTCAAGCGGTATCTGGATGACATCTTTGTAGTCTTGGGTGGGTACTTTACACCGGCGCTGAAGGATGCAGTCTTTGGAATTGCTGATTTATTGAAGCGCGTCAAAGTGATGATTTCCGAGGGGGGGGAATTAGAGGGCGTATTAACAATGCTGGGGACTGGTGTTCAAATAGTTGTAAAGTTTATGCTGAAACTGGCGAACGCTATCATGGACTTGCCACCAGTGATAAAAGAAAATGTTATCGCCTTTATGGCTTTTCTGGCTGCTCTTGGGCCCGTCCTGGTAATTGGGGGACAGTTATTAACTATGCTTCCTGGAATTGTAACCGGAGTAACGACTCTGACCACTGCCATTGGCGGATCTGTCGCTGTCATAGCGCCGTGGGCGCTAGCTATTGGTGTAGTGGTCGCCGCCCTGGTTGCGCTGAAGGTGCAGCATGATAAGACACAGGCAGCCGTAGAGGACGCTATTGATACTTATAAGGCAACTATAAATACCTATGAAGACTATGAGCGGGCGGTGGTGGATGCCTGGAATGCAGAAAAGAAATGGTACCAAGTTCTTGCTACCGGAATAGACGAGCAGGGGAACCTCATAAACTCGAATGGGATATTAATTTCGTCAACTCTCGGAGTAACCGAGGCACAATGGGAATATAATCGTTCGCTTGAGCGGTGGGGGGACCTTGTCAATCTCGGTATTGACGATTTGAGCGACTACATAGATGAACAAGGAAATTATATTCAGATAACTGGTGGAGCAGGCGGAGCAACTGAAGCACAAGCTAAACTTAATGCTGAGATAAAAGACTATACTGTAGCTACCGAGAAGGCTATTGAAGAGGCAAAGTCAATGACCGCCAACTTTGGCAATATTGTTTCAATGGCGATAAAGTATGACGAAATTCAAAAAGAAATAGTAGAGAAGCAAGACAAGATTAATCAACTGATGATCATATTCGATGAAGGGGGCGGGTATTTTGACGGAGCGTGGGTAAGCGCTAGAAACGCCAAAGATATGATTAAGGAACTTGAGGGTGGGGTTGGTGACTTAGAAGCTCGCATGGGTCAGATGGCAGACCAATTATTACTTGATATGTTCTATGCCACGCTTGCGGTAAATGGCTTTACAACCGATGAAATTGATGCGTACTTTGCTCTTGCAGACAAATTAGGAATTATCTCTAGTGATGCTTCCCAGATGGCGATAGCCGCTTGGGAAACAGCACAGGCTTATATTAACAGCAACCCATTGACAACGAAAATTAATGACGACGAACTACAGCAACTAATTGATAATTTAAATCGGATACAGGGGCTGAACTTAATGATATATGCGAACATAACGCCAATGGGTACAGGAATTGGGGGCAGCCAAACTGGGCCGGTACAGCCCTATATACCTCCTGTAATTCCCAAGCCTCCTGTAATTCCCAAGCCTCCTGTAATTCCCAAGCCTCTACGAGAATGGGAAGCTAATGGTGGTTTAGTTACAGCAGGAAATCCTTACGTGGTTGGCGAGCGAGGGATGGAGCTATTTGTTCCGGAACAGTCAGGACAGATAATTCCTAACGATGCTTTACAGGGGATGGGTAACGAAACAAACTATTATATTAATACTGCAGTAAAAGAGAATCCACAGATGACCATGACGGATGAGATAAAGCGGCTTAATTTATTGTACGGAGGCGCCTAAATGCTATCCTGGATTGTAGAGGGAGCAGAAACATCGCTTGATGACCGCACCTTGTGTTATATGCTGGGGCATGACGGGCTGGGAATGTGGCCGTTTCACAGACTTGAGGAGCGCGGCCCAATGCAGAACGGCGTTACAGACCGCGGTTACCGCTTAGACCCCAGAATGGTCATGCTTGCAGTTGGTATAAAGGGAGATGACCTGGGCGATTACTATGACAAGCGGGCCCAGTTGGAGGGGATATTCAAGCCACGAAATGCCCCCGGAATACTCAAGTGGACTTATGATGGTTCTACAAGGTATATACAAGGGTATTGTGTTGGTGGGTTAGAATGGGATATTGGTGGGCGCGAGAACCTGTATCACAAAGCCGTTATATCCATTCGCTGCCCTGACCCCCGCTGGTATGACCCAACGGTTGTAAGTATTATATTTGCTCTTAGTGGTGGTTGGGATTCCGGTAAAGAGGTTCCGTTTGATATACCATTTACGATTGGCACACCTACGCTTGACTTATCCCAGGCGATAACTTACTTTGGTAGTGTGAGAAGCTATCCAACGATAAGAATAACAGGACCAATCACTGATCCTGTAATAACGCATGTTCTGACAGGATATAAACTGGACTTCACAGGAACAACCATTTCATCTGGCGATTACATCATCATTGACCTGGGCTATGCCGAAAACACGATTATAGATCAGGACGGCACCCATCAGGACGGTATATTGACAACGGATAGCGACTTAACCGAGTTCGCTTTACTCCCTAGCCCGGACGCACCAGGTGGAACGCAGACCATCACGGCAACAGGCACGGCTATCACATCAGTGACGAGTATCAGAATGACATACTATAACTATTACTAGGAAGGTAAATAATGACAATGACATCAGGATACTGGACAACGGACGCTGTTTCTCCCGTAGGCGACCAGGTCAGCGAATATAATCAGGCGCTTGAGAAAATCTCTAACGCTATTCTGGCTGGGTGCTCAAACTTTGAGGGTATCGCTCCTGGATTTCTAAATGCCCTTGAGGGTACTGTTACCGGCTCAGAAACGGTGCAGATTAACACGGGCGGCGCGGTTGTGGACGGACTCTGGTTCCATTGCTCCGCAGCCGAGAGCGTTACGATTACAGCGGCTACTGCTGGTAACACTAGAATAGATAGGATTGTACTCAGGGCGGACTGGGCAAGTTTTGAGGTGACAATTCACAGAATTGCCGGTACCGATTCTGGTAGTCCTACCGTTCCGGCAATCACACAAACGGCGGGCACAACCTATGATATTACACTCTATCAAGCGTTGGTAGATTCCGGTGGGACGGTGACGCTGACAGACGAGCGAGTGTGGGCGGTTCCTCAGGTGGATGGCAGTACCATTGAAACCAGTGCTGGTGCGTTGCGGGTGAAGGATGGGGGTGTTACCAACGCAAAGCTAGCCGATCCTTATGATGTTTATTCAGTTCTTGCAGCCCCCGACGGAATGTTCTTGACCGTCAAGGATGGTTATATTACCTTCCCGATTGCAGACGTACATAATGGTAAAAACGTTGTTCGGCTAACTGGACGGGTTGCAGTTACTAGCTCTAGCGGAAATATCACGGTAAGAGTTTACAATGTGACAGACAGTACAACGGTAGGGACTATCACCATAACTGCCGGAAATACCATTGGTTTTACCACCACCATTACAACACCAACTTTGGCAACCAATGACATCCTGAGAATTGATGTTACAGGAAAAGGCACCGGAACGAAAGGCTTAACGGTGCTGGTGAAAGTGGATAAATCATGAGTATCCTGATGTTTCAAAATCCTGGACAGATAGGGATGTTCGTAGCAATGGCAATTACAGGTACCGGTAACCGCGTAATGACCTCTCCGGACGGAATTACTTGGACGAGCAGAACAAGTGCGGCTGACAATACCTGGTATTCCGTTTGCTGGTCGCCAGAATTAAGTCTGTTCGTAGCAATGGCAAATACAGGTACCGGTAACCGCGTAATGACCTCTCCGGACGGAATTACTTGGACAATACGGTCAAGTGCAGCAGATAATCAATGGCTTTCTGTTTGCTGGTCGCCAGAATTAAGTCTGTTTGTAGCAGTGGCAATTACAGGTACCGGTAACCGCGTAATGACCTCTCCGGACGGAATTACTTGGACAATACGGTCAAGTGCAGCAGATAATTATTGGCGTTCTGTTTGCTGGTCGCCAGAATTAAGTCTGTTTGTAGCAGTGGCATTTGCCGGTACTGGCGGTAGAGTGATGACCTCTCCGGACGGAATTACTTGGACAATACGGTCAAGTGCAGCAGATGGTGATTGGCGTGGTGTTTGCTGGTCGCCAGAATTAAGTCTGTTCGTAGCGGTGGCGGCTCTCGGCACAGGTAACCGCGTAATGACCTCTCCGGACGGAATTACTTGGACAATACGGTCAAGTGCAGCAGATAATAACTGGCTTTCTGTTTGCTGGTCGCCAGAATTAAGTCTGTTTGTAGCAGTGGCATTTTCCGGTACCGGTAACCGCGTAATGACCTCTCCGGACGGAATTACTTGGACAATACGGTCAAGTGCAGCAGATAATGA